CGGCCAGCCGTGTGTTCTCGAAGACGCCCAGACCTGTGATCTCGTCGGCGGTGCCAATGATGTTACCCACGTCGATGTCTGCGCCTTTGAGTACAGACGTAGAGGTGTCGTCTTCGTCGAGCGTAAAGATGTCTTCGCTGTCTACGCGACTAAAGTCGATGACGGTACGTTTTCCGGGCATACCCGCGATTGCCAGCCGCCGCTGGATCGACACAATAAAAGCGGGTCGCGGGTCACTGTTGGCGGTGATGTCGTCCCACTTAAAGCCGTCGTACTGATACATGCCATAGTCGCGGGAAGCGAAGACGACCTTGTTGTTAAAGATGGTGGACGTGACAACTCCCGCCCTTGGGTAAACCTCAGACTTAATGTGCTGCCGCTCTGACTTTAACGTCGTGCCACCGCCGTCTACTTGCGCCCAGACAGCCAAGTCTCGGCCAAAAAAGTTCATATGCTTAATGTACTTGTTGGTTTCTGTACGACTAATCGCGCCGGGATCTCGCACCATTGTTCCACGCCAGTCGGCATAGCCATCTTGGATGCGAAACATGTGCTGCTTCTTACCTGTGTCGAGCGCACCAATGTCTCGGCTTGCGTCGATACCTTGAAAGTCCTCGTAAGGGTAAACCTTAACCTTGACGCCACTTGGGGCATAAGTCGTAGACAAGAGTTATCTCCCCGTGTTGTAGGACTGTGTGCCAGTCGGCCTCTGGGATACGTCCCACGGGCTGACTTCGATTTTGCCAGAGCCATACTTGCGGTGGTACAAGACGCGGTTCATCATCTTGAAATACATAGGGCCATATGCTTCGATCTTGTTCGACTGTTGTTGTACCGCGTAGTGATACAGCAATCCTGAAACCATTATGTTGTCGGGTATCGGCAAGAGTTCAGACGGGTGGGTGTAGTAGTTGATCTCTGGGTTGTCCCAATATGGATGACCACGTAAGTCTTCGATGACGAGGTTGGCAAATTCAATGAACATCATCATCACTTCGCCATCGACCGTTCCGGGGTGCATGTCGCCGTATCGACGAAGGGACTGCATTACTAAGGCTTCGAGGTTTGAGTACGGCGAGTTGAGGTGCGGGTTGTTGCCAGAGAAACGGTTACGCTTCTCGCGCCCCTGCGCGTCTTCACGCCATGCGCCATCAGCCTGCTTAACTGAAGTGGCGTCGATTGTCGTGCGTAGGTCTACGGCACCAACGGTTGACTTGCCGTCTACGTCGTCGTGACGCGGCTCGTCGTTCGCTGGTAGCTTGCCAGTTATCTTTGCGCTGTCGTAGACCTTCGCCATTAGCCGCCCTCCGCTCGGATGATGCGTCCTTGTACGATAAATTCGTGCATCTCAAATCGCTCGACGAGATGAGCAGGCACATTCCACGTTAGGTATTCTATGTCGCCATCCCAACGCGAACGAACTTCCTCACCCATTACAAAGATGGAAATAGGTTGTATTTCTTCGTTCTTAGATATGAACATAGTCGTATCAGGGCGCTTGCGAATTGAGCTTGCGGCTTCCTGTGCTTTCTTGTTTACGACTTTAGCTTTGGCCGCTTTCTTTTTGTCTAGTACCGACATGTCTTCTCCACATGAAAAGGGGCTGCAATTACTTACAGCCCCTAGTCTACAGAGTTTTATGGAGCGGTTCGTCCTCGTTAGGAGACGGCACTCCAACCCTTGATGCGGTGGTGTACTTTCGACTGGAGCATTTCGAGGCCACACTCGGTTTGGTACATGTGCTTCACACCGTCAAAATCTGGTGCTTGGATGTCACGGATCAACTGAGTGTCACGTCCTTGCATGTAGCGATACTTGATCTCGCCCATGTCCAGAATGATCATTTCTTGATCCAGACCCGGCACCTGTCGGAACATCGGGTGCATGTAGACCAACAGGTCGCCAGCGTATGTAGTGTAACGCGCAAGCGATACTCCATATGCGTTGTCGATTTGAGTTGGCTGCCAACGGTTCTTGCCGATCTCCATAAGGTTAGAGATTACGCGAGCACCACAGAACGCTACCTTTTCAGAGCCGCCATACGCAAAGATGTTTTCGATCAATAGGCGATCAAATTCTTTCTCTGTGATGACGTTTGAAGACGCACCGTATGACGCGCCATCGGTGACACCAGTGATGGTGTTACGCAAGCCGCCTGTGAAGCGAAGTGGTGACGCAGTCGCGCCGTTTACCTCGGCACGCTTTCCGAAGAACATGGCCCGTTCGATGTCGGACATGTGCATCTTCAACGCTTTGGTTAGTTGCTCTTGCTCTTTGTCACCAGTACGCAAGTAGGTGTTTTGCAAGGTGCCTGTAACCTGTACGCTCGACTTAAAGATTTGCGTGTAGTTGAAATCCATAGTCGGGTCGAACGAGATTGCAGTCGGGGCTGACCCGCCTTCTGTATCCGCAAACCCACCGATAATAATATCCGCATTATCAGCAATTTGGTGTGCAGTTCCACCGATGTTACGCTCAACCGCGATTGAGTTTGAACCGTTCACTGCGGCAGTAGCACGCATAACTTCGCCAGTGGCGACGTTAATCAAGATGGTTCCCGGCACGACGAAGTTTTTGTCTACGTTGTCAGCGTCGATAGTAAAGGCGGCAGTCGAAGTCGATGCAACTGCACCGTTGACTGTCAACTTGCGATCTGGAAGTTCGTCGCGGTAGTGGTTGTACTTAGGGTCATCCGTGCTTTCGGAACCTGTCATAGACAACAATGCCTGTAGTGGTGCGCTGCCGTTTGGTTCTAAGAGCGTAAATAATTCGCGGTAGTTGGTGGGGCGAAAGTCAGTCGTAAACTGGCCTGTCCCGCGCAGTCCTTGAATAGCGGTCATAGCTATTGCTCCTGTATTAAGAGGTATGTGGGGTTGGGGCAGCTAGTCTCGCGGCTTCAGCGGCAAAAACTTCGTACCGATTTGGATAGGCGTTCGGGCCGTGGCGCGAACATTTCCTGTCCTGTGTATTAAAGCAAAAAAAAGGGGGGCTGTCTTCCCCCCCTCTAATATTATTACGCTAGGCCGCGCTTGGTCATAGCCTGTGCTGTCAATGCGTCCATAAACCCTTGGTCTGCGCTAGGCTGTCCACCCCCGCTACCACCGCCAGACGGCATAGGGTTGACCGCGCCAGTAAAGGCTTGGCGGCGTTCGTTGAGTGCGCGTAGCCTTTCCATCTCTGGCTGGCTGCGGTTAGCCGCAAAGTCTTGACCGATCTTCATAGTGAGTTCGGGGTCAAGAAAGTCGTCTTCCGTGTAGCCACGACCATATGCAAAGTCGAAGAAATCGGCGTCGGCGTCGTCTGGAAAGCCGAGCGACTGCTGCATTTGGTTGAGGTTGTTGACGGCCTGTTGCTTGTAAGCGTCATTCGAGCGAGTGCTCGCTGTTTGTAATGCTTGGCTCGCGTCAGCGTTTACGCCCTGCGCTTGCTCGACTAAGCCCTGCATCATCTGGCGCATCTCGTTGTTCTCGCCCTGTAGCTGCTGGATAAGCTGCATACCTTGGCGATACATTGGAGGTAGCTTCACCGCGTTCTGGTCTTCCCAAGCGGAAAGTTCGTCGTCGGCTTCCATAGCTGCACGGTTGCCGTCTGGTCGGTCAGGCGTTACGTCGCGCTGGTCGCCCATCGTCGGGTTCTTGGTGTAGGCTTCGATGCTGGCCTGTAAGAACTGAGCCATGTCGTCACCAGATACGTCGTGGCCTGCCTGCTTGGCGTTCGCCATGACGTTTTCGATGAGCTGTAGTGCAGGCTCCATAGGCTTGAAGCGTGTGGCGTTCTTGTGGTTCAAGTCTTTGTAGCGGTTAGACATGCCAGCGATTTGCGATGAGGACATCGTTTGCTTGCGGCCATCACCCATATCGACTTGGATAAAGGCTTCCTCTTGCTGCTTGTCGCCTTCCGTTTGAGGGGCCAGTCTCTCTTGGGCTTGCTCCATAATTGTAGCTGGGGCTTCGGGCGGTGGCCCTGCTGGAACAGGGGCCGGTTGCCCGTCTGGGGCTGGTGCTGCGCCTAGTTGTTGCGCCGATAGTTGGGCGATCATTTGATCGTCTTGCTCTGCCATGTTGTTTCCTTTCCAGCCGTAGCGGGATGATTATAGGGAGGCCGTAGCGTCCTGTTTAAGCTCGCCTCTGTTGGCAGCGTCCATCAAAATATTGTTGTTCAAGATTTGACTGACTACAGTGGGGAGGTCTGTAAATTTCCTCGCGGCCCACATGGAACCGCGACGAAAATGCACTTCATCTATGGGCATGGCGGGGCCATCACACAGTTGAAACGCTGCTTGGAGTATGGACTTTTCCATCTCCTCTTGGATTACTTGCCAGCCCTTCGACTTGAGCATGGTATCTACTGCGACTTGTTTTTGTTTGGGGGTCATTTACCTAATGTCACATATGCGCCGACAGACAAAATTCCGAGGATAGCCAGTATGCACCATCGCACTATTGTCTTGAGGGCTGTTGATTTTACGTCGCGCCAGCCGTCTATAAGCTGGCGCAGTTCTCTTACGTCGTGAGGGGCGTTGTCGTCAGACAAGCCTATGCGGGTCAGTGCTTCACGCGCACCTTGCTGGGCCGCTTGTTGCAGCATGGCTTCGATCTCTGGTTTAGACAATCTGTAAGTCGTGACCTCGGCCATGCTGTTTCCTTTTAGGCGGCTTCGTATGTCGCCTTGTCAGTGGCGATTGCCGACGAACTTGTGCCTTCGTCAACGCCGAGCGCGGTCTTGTTCGTTGCGTCACCCATTATCTTAGGCGAGCGTTCAGCGATCTGCTGCAAGACGTACTTGT